TGCCCCCAACCGGCCCAGGTTCTTGCCCGTGCCTTCTTCCATGTCCACCACATCCAGATCCACGGTGATAGTGGGCTTCCACTTCATCCAGAAACTGCTGCGCCGGCACTCGTAGGGCGCTTCCAGGTTCTTGATCATGATGCCTTCATAGCCCTGGGCAACGCTGTCCTGTGCAAACCTGCGCATGATGTCATGACCTTCGGCTGTGTCCAGGTCCACCGTGATACCGTCCATGCACTCAACCAAGGCATCTTTGTCTGTGTCCGGCTCCAGATTTCGGATCACATTCAGCTGTTCCAGCCTGCGATGTTGTGGTGTGTTGCAATGCCCCCGTTTGAAGTCCTCCACAGACATGATGTCAAACACATGGTAAACCATGCCTGTGGTATCAGCATTGCTCTTGCGGTGAGCCTGCTTCATGAGCTTCTGGAAGCTCTCGCCCACGATCTCGCCGTCCAAGATCAAACCCTCATGCTTGGTCACGGTGCTGCGATTCAACAGCCGCACAGCGTGACGGGCGAGATAGTGTTGGATCTCACCAAAGTTTTCAAATATCTTGCCGTTGCGGCTGTATAGGGTGCAACCAGTGCGGTTGATCAAGGCCAGCACACGCACACCATCCAGCTTGTGCTCCAGTCGGCGCAGGCCTTTGAGCTTGCGCGGTTGGTCAGTGCTGTCTTGTGCCAACTGGCAGGTGAACACCGGGATGGCCCAGTCGGTTTTGTCCAGCACCTTGTTCAAGGTCTTTTCTGAGATGCCGCAGCGTAGGTCGCGCAGCAACACGCGACGAGCCAGGCCGTTCCACTCTGTGCTGTCAAACAAGTGCATCATGTGTTCAATATCGTCACGGGCCTGATTGCCTGTGATGCTGCGGGTGCGCAGTTTTTCCAGCAAGGCCCAGAAATAGGTCCAAGGGTTGGGCATGTTGGTCAAGCCCTCACTTTCGGGCACTTGGCGCACATGGAAGGTGTAGTAGGGGTTGTAGGCTTGGTAGCAGTTGAACAGGAAACACTGGGCCTCGCTGGAGCCCAGTTTGGCGGCCACCAGAGCTTTTTCAATCACCCGCTCTTTGTGCAGGCGACTGTCGCTGCTTTCCAAGTCCCGTATCCAATCTGCTGCCACTTTGACCCCATCGAATCTGATGTTGCTGTAGTCTATGCTCATGGTATTTAGGCCAAGTATTCTTCAGCGTCAAGGCAGTCTGCCTCCAGCACCGCGTCAGTGTAGTTGTTGGCTGACAGCTCTACATTGGCGCCGTTGCTGAACATGGCCACGAAACTGCCGCTGTTGTTGCGTTCTACTGTGATCAGGAAAGTTTCCATCGTGTCCTCGTTTGTTTACTGTAAGCCCATATTGTAGCAAATGGGCCGATACCGGTCAACCATTACCAGCTTGAGTTGTAGAACACTCGCAGCCCACAGAACAGTTCCGCTTTGGCGTCCCGGATGAACTTGAGGTCCTGTTCACGGTAGTAATCATCTCTGGGGTCGCCAAAAAAGAAACCTTCTGTGTGAGGCAGATCCTGAGCCAGGATATCCTGTTCCAGGCGCTCTAGATCCTCCCAGGTCAGTTCCAGCTCAACACCGTTGAAATCATCAGGATCGTTTCGTGCATCAGACTTTTTTATCCACAGTTGTTCCATCCAGCCATGCAGGTTGGGATGTTTGCGCCAGTAAGCGAGTTCACGCGGCCTGCTCATCCTGGGATTCACGAACTCTCCCAGTTCCTTGTCAAACTCACTACCTTCGTAGAACGCATCGCGTTGGCCTTCAGCACCTACATAAGCGTACATATCCAAGCCCATGTTATTTCTCCACTTTCACGGTTGTGCGGAACAAGCCAGCCAAGATCACGATGCTGATCCAGGTTTCAAAACTGTATGCGATGCCGAGCACAGGGAACAAGGTGTTCAGTGCCCAGATCATCAGCAGCGGGCCTGCTATAACCAGCAGCAAGGCCAATGCTACGAAAGCAGTCATCGAAGTGCCTATTTTCATCAATGTTTTCCTTTAGAGTTAGTCGGGTCTTGAGCAAGCATAAGCCTTCAAGCCTGCTTTTTGCAACACTTCGGCAAAGGCCTGAGCACCGGCTTCTTTGATGTCCATGGACTGGGTACCGCTACCACCTGGGTTCCAAACAGTTAGGCATTTTGGTTTGTAATCTTTCTTAAAACCAGAGGCCAATAATTCTTTGGCTTGTTTAGAGTTGGTGCGGTCAACATATACTTCAACCCAACCAAAACCACAGTAACCTGGTTCGCCGTGTTTGGCTCGAAATTCTGCCTCGGCTTGTTTAGCGGCTGCAAAAGCTTCTTGAACGATTTGACTTAGCATGGTAACTCCTAGTTGTTTACTGTATAACCATATTATAGCAAAATGGCCAATACCGGTCAACCACTATTTTTTGCTCGTGCTGGGCTGGCTTTCTGGGATTTTGCGGATGCCGTGGAAAGTGAATTGATCCCACCAGCTGCCACGCTGCCATTGATCGCGGAAATCCTCGGCATCTTCTCGGCGTGCGAAAAATCGTCGATCCACTAGATCCTCGCCGGAATAGCAGTGGACGTGATATCCGTAACTGACTTCGTCCAGGTGTGGGCTTACGATGGCTTGGCGTTGAGACATCTATTGCTCCTGCTCGTTTACTGTAAGTCCATATTATAGCAAAATGGCCATTTCTGGTCAACCTTATATGGTGCGCAGTTGGGCCCACATGGTGGTCTTTTCCAGGTCATCCTGGAACTCAGGATACACTTGATCCAGTTTGTTTCGATCCACACGCCGATATCCTTTGTCCAGTTTCTTCTTGAAATGATCCCAATACATGTCATCACTGGTCATGGGTTCAGTCAGCTTGGTCTGCAAAGCCCTGCCACGGCGTCCCCAGAATATCATCCACACATCTATAACTTCGGGTGTGTTGAACCACAATCCCGGCCTTGTGCCTGTGGTTTTGATCGGGACCGCACCCCAGATCTTGTCGCTGTTGTCTTTGTGATACCAACCAATCATGCTGTTAGTGAAGTCCATGATTAGTCCCAGGTCCTGTGTTTCTCAGCCACCCATTCTAGGCCATCGTATTCTTGGATCGACCACTCCACGTCATCGGGGATTTCCACGATCTTGAGTCGAGCACAGCCACCATCGGCATCCTGGCCCAGTTGCTCAACCACTGCCACTAGATTGGGATCATTACGAGCAACCCTATAATCGTCAAAATCGTTTTCTGAGATCGCCGCCAACCGGCAGTATTCGCGACTGGCACGGCTGCTCAGGCCAAACCCACCGTGACGTTGATTGATCACTACTTTCATCATGATATCCTTTTCAAGAATTTTTCAGTATATACCACATTACCTGTGCTTCGTCCAGGACCACACATTCTTCTGCATAACGCAGGCTACCCGTGTCTCGATCTGTGCGCCAATCTTTCTGGGGACTCTTGAAGTCCTGCACCCTGACCATCTTAACGGTGATTTTGATGATGCGTCCCATACGCACCCGATTGCCATCACCATAGGCCACCCAGCTGTCTACCTTCATCTCGGTGCCAAACAGATCGCGTTTGACTTCCGCTTCTTGACTCATGTCTGGCTTTCAACTCCGAAATGTTCTTTAATCTTCTCTTTCAGTCTTCCATTAGCATACTTTTCCAAAGTCAATGGAATCATTTGTATGTGTGCCAACTTCATATCCTGCTCTACAATGTCTCTACATTCCCGAACAATCAACTCGGCGAACTTTTCTATATGTTCCTCTACCGCTAACTCATGACCTTTATAGTCAACTGGCATATATGCTCCAAGACCAGACCTAACATATAAAGCAAGTAAGAGTCGTTTGTTCATGCCAACACCTCATAGGTTGCAAACAAGCAGGTCATGTGTATGGCCTGGTCCAAGCCGATGACCACGAAAAACCAGTGACGCTCACCCTTCTTCCACAATGCTGAAGTGGCCCGGCTGGTGCAGAAGTCTGTGACAAAGTGCAGGGCTGCATTGATCACTGCAAAGGTCACACCAAACGGCAGCAGGAACAGCCCATACAGTGCGACATGCCACAGCAGTATCCTGCTATCCTTGCCCTTGTTCAGGGCCACACGGTCACTCTGCATGATGAAGTCTGCAACGAAGTGGACCCAGATTATGGCAAGTGCGATGGTCAGTGTCATTGTTCAACTCCAAACTGGGTTTTGATAGCCCAACTCATGCGGAGCTTGAATGTGGGATCAACATCCTGCGCTTCGATTGTTTTGGCACAAGCCTGAACAATCAACTCTGCAAATTGCTTTAAACCTGTTTGAGTGAGGTAAAAGATTGGTTCAGATTCCAAAGCCAAGTCATCATCAAATTCTATTCCAGCCTGTTCAATCAGTTCTCGAATCCGTTCATTCATTTTGGGAAAATCAACAGGGTTATTGGTATTTGTATAGTGCGGTTTCATTGTTCAACCCCAATCCTTTCTATCGCCAAACTTCTCATTGTAATCATAGCCAGCCATATACTCCTGATATTCTGCGGTGCCGGGCTCACACACAATGCGCTCACTCAT